CGTACTGCATGCCGTAACGCTGCCGGGCAGCAGCTGCGCACACACCCTGACGAGCAGCTGCAAAAGTACAAGGTGCACCGCGCGGCTGAAAACTAGCAGCCGCG